GTTTAATTGTAAACCTCCAGGACCCTCTGTCCATAAAGTAATAGTAGTACCACTTTGTAGAGCCGAACCACTATACGCTACAATATCTCTAGGTTGTTGATCAGTTCCTGTATAACCAGTACTAAACACATATATTTCACCAGTAGTTTCATTCGTGTATTGTCCTATTACTTTACCTGTATATCCTAATCCTAAATTAGGTGCTACATTACCATTATCATATCCAGTATTTAAATAAGCTGTTCCTAATCCATTTACCATTAACTGATTTCCAGGAATATTCTCAAATTCACCAACACTGGATCCTTCTGATCTACTTATTTGTAGATTATTAGCATCTCTGTATTCGCCATTCGGTATTAATCTATCATCCAAGTCTTTATTCATCTTGGATTTTATAAAATTATTCCTTATTTCTGGCATAGTTTAATGTTTTAACCATTTAGATTTTCCTCTCATAACCTGAACTATTTCATCAAGTTTAATATTAGATAATCTTATTTTTGCATTTCTTAATTTAGCACTCGCCTCTTTTTTGTATCTCTGTACTATATATTCTTGAACATTTCTTCTAGTAGCTAATACCGCGTGATTTATATAAGCATAAATTGCTGCTTCTGCAAGTTTAGGAACTTGACTATCTAAATCATAAGCTAATCCATCTGATATGTATTCTAATACTATTAATCTTCCTATTAAATTACTAGAAAAAGACATTTTACCTTCTCTAGCATTTAGAGTAAACCAACCATTGTATTGAGCATATTCAGGTACTGATCCATACTGTTGACCCCAGTACCAGTAACCCCCATAACCCCAACCATAACCAGCCCAATCAGCTCCAGCATTATATAAATTCCAGTTAAAGTCTTGGTTTATTAAATTAGTGTTTGCTGTACGCCATCTTTCTTCTATTAAAGAAGTTCCTTCTAAATTATCTCCAAAATTATCTTGAGTAGGTACTCCTTCTGCATCTTGAACTGGAGTTTCATAAGGATTGGTTGTTAGGTTATTAGCAGGATATATTATTCTTTGCACTCCTAATTGATCTATCCAAGACACTCTTACGTAATTAACATAGTCTTGAGGTAATACTACACTTAAACTTGGTGGAATAGTAAGTTCTTGAGATTCTATGCTTTTTAAAGTATCATAACTAAATTCTTGTAAACATCTTTTAGCATGAAATATAATATCACTTCTTTTTACATTAGGAATTAATTTCTGATGGCCTACATATGCTACCATAAAATTGTTTACTACATCTTCTAGTGTTAAATAAGCATATTCTCCATAGTTTTGTTCAGTAGTAACTCCATAAGCGTCTCTAAGTCCATAATTTCCTCCATCTAACATTTTTAATTGAACCACTACAACATTATTTTGTGGTAATATTATAGGAACCGCAGGAGTTCCTAAAGTTATAGTGTTACCTATTAAAGTAAATTGAGTTATATATTCTGTATAATTTATTCCGTCAGGACTAGTGTATAATTTAAAATTATTTAATGCGTAATCCACCGCTGTAGGATCCCAACTCCCTAAAATTAAATCTGTATCAAACGTAAACGTCCATGTACTTTCTCCTCCTACTGATTCTATTACAAATCCCTGCGCACCCGCGTAATATTGTTGATTAGTTTCGGTGATTAATCCACCATCTGGAATTGCCATATTTTATTAACTTTTTTCGTTAGTTTCTTCTGCAGCTACAGCTTGTGAAGCTACTTGTATTATAGTTGGATCTTGAATTATTACCCCAGAATAAGCTAATACTCTAGTAATAATTTCTACTTGTTCAGATACATCTAATTCAAAATCTTGTGAACTAGTTGGGCTATAAACATATTGTCCTTGTGCTCCTGTAGTATAGTTCCATACTACATTATTAGGTTTTCTTAAATAAGACACAGTTACCCCATTTTGTATCGTAGATGGATACAAGTAAAGTTTTTCATCTTCATATAAATATAAAGGAAATTTTTCATTAGGTTGAGTTAACGGGGAAAGTAATAATTGTGTTATCTCATTTCGTTGGGTATATTCTGCGGGATGACTTCTATTATAACTATCAGTAAAAATCACTGTTCCTAATCTATAAAAATTAGAAGGAAATAGTTGTATTAATAAAGTATCTCCAATTATTGGAGCTACTGTCATTACTAAAATATTGTTATTAGAGCTCCATGTGTAATCTACTCCTTCTACTTGTAATACTCCATTTAAAAATACTTTAACCTGAGCTGATTGAGATTCAGCTACAGTCCATGTAGTTACATTAAACACGGTATTAACACCGTCTATAGGAGGATTTCCTACAAATGTTTGAGAAAATGAAGGAAGGGTAGCTATTGTTGGAACTGTAAAATGATCAGTGTTAAATGTAGCAGGGCCAATCATTTGAAAAATCTCTAGCTGTTGTTCTATATTTTTTAATATATCACCATACTCAGTATCATTTTCTTCTTTTCTATACTGTTGATTTAGATCTCCTGCGTAGGCTTCAAACATAGTAAGTTGTACTTGCGTAGCAACTTTATTAAATTCATCAGGAGTAATATATCCTCTTTGTTGTTGGTTTAATATTAATAAAACCGTTTTATAAACTATATCTACGTTTACTGCCATTATATTGATCTTAATTTAATATAGAGGCGGACGTATCCGCCCCTTATATTATTATTTATTTAGTCTTTTTTCGATAGACCTATAAACTTCCATACCTTCATCGGTTTTAAACCATGAAGCTAAAGCTGAATAAGCATTTTCATCAAAAGGAATTGTCATTAACTTCCTATCATTACTTGCCCATAAAACACTCTTGTTGTCTTGAGATATTTTAATTATGCCTTGTTCTGTTGCGGTAATCGCAAAATTTCTTAACATAACATTTTCATCAGATGCTAATGCTAAAAACAAAGATGGATTCATTTTTGCTAATCTCATAACATCTCTTCTAATCTCAGAGGAACTTAAAGAATTTACTTTAGAACCAATTTCTACTCTTAAAATAGCTTCTCTTTGTTCTACATCCATGTTTCTTGCTGCAGTTAAAGCATCTATTTCTATTTCTAAATACTCTAAATCACTCATTGCTGCTTCAACAGGTTTTCTTTCATCATACTTTCTACCTAACATTGGGTGGTATAAGGATAATAGTTTTTGTAATGCCTGTTGGGCTTTAGGAATAGCTAATACGCCATCTCTAAATGTTATGTGTCCTAAGGTAGCTTCACCTTTTTGTTCATCAACAAAACATGAATTTTGATTAGTTGCATAACGTATTTCTCGTTGTGTACTAGTCTCAGGGTCAAACCATAATAAAGGATGCCTTCTACTATGCCTAGCCGGTATAGTAAATGTTAAAGGTTCTTTATCTCCGATTAAATAGTATTGTCTATCTTTTATTTCCCAACTATCTTTTTTCTTAGTTGGTACTTTTGTAACAGGTGTAGCAACCACTTGTGGTTCTTCTACTACAACCTCTTCTTGTTTTTCTTTTTTTGCCATAATATAATATAATTAAATAGTTAAAAATAAAGGTATTGGGTGCCGAAGCACCCTTACCTTATTAACAAATGTTATACTCCTTGGAATAAAACAAAATTGTTTCTTGCTTGAGTAACAAGACATCTTTCTGAAAGGAAGTTTACTTCCATTGCATCAAGATCACTAGTGAAAGCTCCACCAGCAGAACCTGTTAACCAAGATTTCATTCTTCTGTCGTCACCTTGAGACGCTCTATATCTTACGTGTAAGAAAGGACGTCTAATGTTAGTACCAAGAATTTGATCATAAACAGTAGTTGTACCTGCAGGAACTAATACTCCTTCTATAGAAGCAGGACCAGTCATTCCACCTCTTGTAGAAGCGTCATTAAGGTATTTCCAGCTTGTTTTATAGAAATCATAAGAACCTCTTCTGAAACCACTAAAACCTAAGTTTAAAGCCATTTCTTCTGAGTTTTCAAATAGTCCGTAAGCAGTACCACCAGCAGCTCCAGCAGATATACCAGCCAACATATCATCAAAAGCTAAATCTGTAGCTCTGTTTAAGAATAACATGTTTTCTTCGATAGCACCCTGAGTATCTAAGTTTCTTAGGATGTCATCAAAATCAGTAATACCTGTTGCAGGACTGAATCCTACCATTATATTACCACCATTTTGAATAGCAGCAAATAGACCTTCAGTACCTATTACAGTACCTAAACCAGCAACGGCAGAACCAGCAGCTGATAATTCACCTTCAACGACAGACATTTCTAGGTAATCCTCAAATCTAAGTCTTGTTTCAGACTCAGCTTTAAGATACCATAGATATCCACCTGTTCCGTCTTCAGTAGCAACTTCTACCCAACCGATCTGAGCCATATCAGAACCGTTTACAACGTATTTATTTCTGATAATAAGAGGGTTGTTATGAAATTGCGTGAAAGAAGGATCAACACTTACATAACCAGTAGTAGCTGTAGCAGCGTTATAGTTAGGAGTTGTAGAACCTTTCACATAATCAGAACCGTAAACAAATACTTTTACAGCACCAACTAAACCAGCCGCAGCGATAGTCGCAGCAGTATAAGGTAGAGCAGTAATCTGTCTAGCAGTTGCAGGAACAGCGTTCCCAGGGTCTGATACACTTACCCAGCATTTTACTTCAGCACCGAAATCGTCCATAACAACAACAGTTGCACCTACAGAAACTACGTTATTCACGCCTGCAACAGCACCTGGGTTAAGGTCGATAACATTAGCACCTAAAAGCGCACAGCCATCATAAGCAATATGTAATCTATTTTGTTCTGACCAGATTACTTGGTCACTTGTCATAGGAAGTTCTGCACCAACCATTCTTAAAAAGCCTGATAACGTTCTGTTTCCATAACGTTCAACTTCTTGTTCATAGATCTCCGGTAGGTATTGCTGAGCGAAATCCGCAAAGTTAGCACCTGCCGCATTAGTCCATTGTAAATAGTTTGAGCTTAGAATTTCCTGCACTTGACTTGGTACAATAGTACCAAATTGTGGGGTTAAAGCCATTTTTCTAAATTTTAATTATTAAACTTTCTTTTTCTAATTTTTAATTTTGAAGAATCAGCGCCACTTATTGATTTTACTTTTATTCCTCCTACATAAACGTCCCCACTTGCAACTTGCCTCGGTGTTTCTGTAGCTGGGTTCTTGGATTGCTTAATGATGTCTTTTACCCCATCAGCTTTTCCTTGTTCATAAAAGTGTTGCGCTAATTTATCAGCATTCATCGCAGCATGAAGAGCTTTATGGTACCCAGCAGCATCCTGAACTTTACCATTTTTATCCACAAATGTAGATATAAAATTGTTAATATCATTCTGTTTTTGAGCAGTGCTTTTAGGATCTTGAACTTTATATCTAAATTGTTTTTCTCCTACTTTATAATCAAAACCTTTGAATTCTTCGGAAAATAACTGGCTAGTTTTTTGTTTAAAATCTGCTTGAGCACTTTTAGCAACTTCTTGCTGTTTATTGTAACGATTAAAAAATTCCATTGCTTTTTGTTGATCTGGATTAATTCCAGGACGGTTTTTTATATCTGCATAATACTGAGATTTAAGTTTTTCTAAATCTTTTTTAGCATCAGCCACCGCTTCTTTATAAGCTAGGTTTTTTCTACGTATATCTTTTTGTTCATCTATCTCTTCATCTACTTCAAATCTATCATCAATCATGAAATCAACTTCTTCTGATGATAAATGTGGTTTAGTTTGAGTATAGTATTCTTTTAATAAAGCATTATCCTCTAAGGTAGAATAATCTTTATTTAATTTAACATAATCTTCAACTGTTCCTCCAGTTTCATCCATAAACTTAACTAGTTTATCTACGTTTTCAGGTAGTTTAGGAGGAGAAACTTCATCTGTAACTACATTATCCGCTTGTTCTAACGGTTGTTCTGTTACTTCTTCAATTATTTCAACAACCTTAGGAGTTACTTTTTCTTCGGTTTCCCGTACAGTTTCAGCCACTTCTTTGCTGTCTGGCGCGTCTTGTTGCTTTTCGACAATAACATCGCCCACATTTGTCTCTTGTGTTTGAACGGCATCTTCTTTTGTTGTTTGTGTTAAATCTACCTTAACTACAGCGGGATCTATATCGCCCTGAGCTTCAGGTTTGTTAAAATCTATTTTAGCTACTTCTTTATCTCTCGCAACTAATTGTTTAGGTTTTTTAGGTTTAGACTTTATTTTAAAGTCACCTTCTTGTTTTACGTCTACTGCGACGTTTTGTGCATCTTTTGCCATAAAATATAATTAAATAGTTATTAATATTACTACATCCCTAAAGGAGAAGTAGTATTTTCTGTTTCAAAATTGATAGGTAATAAATTGTTTTTTCTTTGATCTATCATTTGACTTTGTTGTGTACCCTGTAATTTTACTCTTTTATCTTTTCTATCTTCAATTTGACCTTCTTTCTGTGATTCAGCTTGCATCTTTAATTGTTCTAATTGAACTTGATAGTTAAATTCTTCAGCCATTAATTCTCTTTTAATTTGAGCTTCCGTTCGCATACGTTCAATTTCAAATTGAGATTTTCCTTGTTCTAACTCTAAATTACTTTGGGTAATTACTTGTTGTTTTTGAGCTTCAGCTTCTGCCGCTTGTTGTTGAGCTTGAGCATTAGCATCAGCTTGAGCTTTAATATTTTGTTGTTGTAATTGTTCTTCTCTTTGAAGTTTTCTTTTACGTTTTTGCTTTAATAATTGATTAGCTAATTTTAAATTTCTAATTTGTCTTATATCAATAGCATCTTCTAAATCAATTCCACCTGATTGCAAAGCAACTTGAATGTTTTGTTCTAACTGTTGTTTTTCTTCTTCATCTGGTTCTAATTCTAAGAAAATACCAAAATCATGTAAATTTAAATTATCTATTTCTCTTAAAGTTTCTACATTAAATAAAGATATACTCTCTCTTAATGCGTTTGCTGTTAATGGATACTCTAATACATCCGCTATCTTTTTAGAAATATTTTCACAAACTCTTAAGGTTAAAAATAAACTTGCATTGTTAACATGTTTAGTTGCAATATTAGATTGCTCTGCTGCTATTTTTTGTAATCCAACTAGAGTATCTCTATCAGGTAAAGTACCATCTCTCGCTTCATTTAATCCGGTTACATCTCTTATCATTTGAACATAATAATTATAAGTCTGGATTAACGCTTGAATTTTAGCTTGTCCTGCTGAAGAGGTTAATTCTTGAACAGGAATTTTTCCTCTATTTAATTCTCCATCTTGAGTTAATGATCTACCTACAACAGAACCGGTTTGGAAATACATGTTCAAAGCTTCGGCTGGATTGTAATTTGTACCATTACCTAAATCAACTTCAGCTAAACCGTCCATGTCTAAGAATACTCCATCTGGAACCATTCTAGATAATACTTGTTGAAGTTTTAAATGAGTTAACTGTATCATATCAGCAAAACCAGTTATTCTACTCACAATAGATTCGATTCTACCTTTATACATACGAGGCGCACAAATAGCATAATTCATTTCTACTTTAGTAGTATCTGCCATAGGTCTTGACATGTTCTCTGCTAATCCCCAATCAATCATTGTATCTGTTCCTAATACCTTAACTCCAGTATATAAAACCTCAATACTTCTCCCTACTCTTTCAAACATATCATTAGCTGGAGGATTAAAAGTATCAGGTTTTTCTAATGCTTTTTCTAAACCATTCTCAGTTTTCTTTATTTTAAAAACTTGATTTCTATAAGTTTTATATTCAAAATATAATATCTGTACAGTATTTTGATCATAATCTCCATACCCATAAAGATAATTTCTATTACCTTTAGTTGCTTGAATTTTTTCTAATTCTGGTTCTGGAATACCTGGAAATTGTTTCTTTAATTCTGGGATAGTAATAGATTTTACTTCTCCTACGTAATATACATCTTCAAAATTTGGATCTTCTGTATAAGAATATATCATTCTTGCTGGGTCAACATAGTCTATAGTAATACCATTAGAAGTATTAAAATTAGTTTTAACTGCACCAATTCCACAAGTAACTAAATCATAATTAATTCTTCTCTTAGTTAATTCCCATTTATTTTGATCCAATACTTGATTAATCGCTTCTTCTTCTGCTATTTCAACTCCTTGCTTATAACTTAATTGCATATGAAGTTCTAATTCTTCAGCTGTTTGAGGAAGATTATTTTCTGGAATACTGGTTTGAGATAAATTTACTCCTAATTTTCCTTGAGCTTGTTTAATTATATCTCTTGCAAACATATCAGTAGCAATAGCTTGAGCGTAATCAGTTCTTTTGTTTAAAGATTGAGGATCTTGAGCAAAAGCTGATATATCGTAATCTTTATTAGAAATCCCATTTACTAAAATATCCACAAACTTAGAAATAATAGGTACTGGTTTCCAATCTAAATTAAGATAAGATAAATCACCATTAATAGATAGTTCATCTTTATATTTTTGTATAGATTGCTCTCCGCGCGCATATAATCTTAAGTAATTATAATTATTCCACGTAGTCAAATACCTATTACCATTAGTTCTACCTTGAGAAAACCATTCTTGTTCGATAGCACGAGCAACTTCTGCTCCATACTCCCAACTATCTTTCTCTTGATCACTAACTACTTGGCTAGGAAAAATGCTATTAGTATTATAATTTACTTTCATTTATTGTATAATTTTTGATACTGTTCCACTATTATCGAATTTTTTTATTCCTAAATCAATATCTTGTAATATAAGTTTAGGTACAGGACGATACTTGTTTTTATTACAAGCCATAATAGCTAATCCTGAACTAATAGAGGCATCATGTGTTGTTCTATTATTAATATTAAATTTAGCCCAATCTTCTAAGGTTCTTTGATGATACATATCACCGTACGTACTATCTTCTTTTAACCCTATATAATCTTCAATATAACTTTCTATTGCAGCTGCGTGGGCTTGTTTAATATCTTCACTTGAATTAGGTATTCCACCTATTTCTCTTTCAGTAACTGATAATTTATTATAAATTTTATCAGGTCTATTCATTGCAAAACCTCTATATCCTCTTCTTTTAAAGTGATATAGAAGTCTAGGTTTGTTATTTTCTGCTAGTATAGGCATTCCATAAAATATACAAGCCATTAATACATCTTCAAAAAACATCTCTGCTGTTTGTGGTCTAGCAATGTATTCTAAGAAGAAATGATTAGGTGGCATATCTTCCATGCTAAACTTTGTTAATCCATGTAAAGATCCATTAGATCCTCTTCCATCAACTGTCCCAGAAATATCATAACTATCACAGCCAAAAGCACCTAAATTTTCATTACCTGGATATTTTTTTCCTAATTTTTTTATTACATTATTTTGTAATCTTTGAGGTGGAACCCAAGAAACAAAGAATCTGCCACTTTTATTTGGTACAAATA